AGTGGGGTTGGGGTTGGGGTTGGAATTGACGAGCGGCACCGGCTCGGTAGGGGTTGCGTCAGCCTGCGCACCGGCAGACGTGGCGGAAGGGACGGGAAGCCCACCCAGCGCAAAGCTCGCCTTGCGGCGCTTGGCGAACTTGGCGGGGTCGGTGGCCAGCTTCTCAACGATCGCATCGACGGTGGAATAACCATCCACCAGTCCGCGATCAATGGCCTGCTGGCCGATGAACACACGGCCATCGGCCATCTGTTCGAGCACATCGTCAACGCTGGCGCTGCGGTTCGCGGCCACCGTGTCGACAAAGACGGAATACAGGTGGTCTACCTGGTCTTGCATGTACGCCTTGCCCTCTTTAGACAGAGGCGCAGTGGCACTGGCGATGCGCTTGTATTTGCCGGCAGTGATTTCGGTCTTTGTTGCGCCGGCCTGGGGGTCGTAGTCGTGGCTGGCCACAATGCCGATACTGCCGACATGCACCGTTGGGCCACTGATGTAAATTGCATTGGCTGCACTGCCGGCCCAGTAGGCTGCGCTGGCCAGCGTAGCTTCGCTGACGGTCACGATGGGCTTGATGGCAGACATCTCGCGCACCATGGCGCCCAGCTCAGGCGCGCCGAACACGCTGCCGCCGGGCGAGTCGATGGCCAGCACCAAGGCGGTCACGCGCGGATCTGCGATAGCGCTTTCGATCTGCAAGCTGGCCATCTGCGTGGACACGCCGCCGCTCACACGCATGAAGAGGTTCGCCTTGGGTGCCATGACGCCGTCGAGCGTCAGCACGGCCACGCCGCCCTGGCGGATCTGATAGTCCTGCTGCTCGCTGGCCAGCGGGCGGCCCAGCCGGGCCTCGACGGCATCGATGTCGATCTTGTGACCGCGCAAGTGCGTGGCGTAGATGGCCTGGATTTCAGCCAGCTGGTCGGGGAGGATGGCCCAGGCCGACGTGAGAAGGTCGAGAAGTTTCATGGTGTGGGCCTACTTTTTTTCACTTGCCAGAGTGCGGTTGATGTCGTTGACAGCGCGCTGCACGTCCTTGACGTCGGCTTTCAGTTCGCGCAGTGCCTCGTTCATGCGCTTGTCCTGGTCTGCAGTGCGCTCGACCACGGCGACCGACTGCACTTCCGTCAGGGTCAGCCGCTTGTCGATGTTTCCCCAGGCGCCAAAGCCAGCCAGCATGAAGCCGACAAACGTGAGGATGTGGCCGAGGTTGATGGTCGGGTCGAACTGGACGCGCTTGCGCGAGCCCGACGATTCGAGGGCGCCAAAACTGGATGTAGAAGTGCTCATGGGTTTTTCGGGGGAGTTGTGGAGTCGGAAGGCGCTGCAGCGCCCGCCTTCGGCACGGGCAGCAAGTTGGCATCGCGCAGCTTGTCCTGCTCGGCTTTTTTGACGTCAAACGTCTCGTTGAAGTCGGTGCCGAACAGTTCCCACTCGGCACGCTCGCGGGTCATCAGGCGCGCGTCGACTGCGGCGGTGTACGCGGCTACCTCGTCCTTGGGGTTGATCGAGCCCATGCTGTCGCCATTCCACTGCGCACGGGTATAGGCCCAGCGCATCAGGGGATCGGTGAAAAAGCCCGGCGCAGAAATGCGCCCGATTGCCACGGCCTCGGCCAGCCATGTCTCGTAGACCGGCTGGCAAAAGCTGCGGGCCAGCCAGGTGCGCACGTTTTTGAAATAAATGCCGGCGTCCAGCAGCGCGGCCTTGCTTGCGCTGTAGGATGCGTTGAACTGCTTGATGAGCAGCTCCAGGGGAATGCCCAGCGCCATGCCGACCTGGCGCATCATGGCCATGGTGAATCCGTCGAAATTTGGGTTGGGCCGGGTCGGGTCGGCGAAGGTGACCCTCTCGCCTTTGGCCAGGCCGACCACTGCGCCCGAGCCCATCTGGATGTCCTTGTCCAGCGTCTCAGCGCCGGGAGCGCCCTGGAACACCGGGGCCGCATTGCCGCTGTCGGTTTCGATAAAGGCGGTGAAGTAGGAGCTGATGACTGCCGCCGTGATCTCGGCATGGGTGTAGCGCGACAGCTGCTTGATGATCTCGACAATCGGCGCCAGGTAGGGCACGCCGCGCGGCATGCCCGGGCGCAGCTTGCGAAAGTGGTGCAGCATGCGCCGGCGGCCGCTGGAGCCCACTGCATCGACCCACTGGCCGGCGAACATGGCGCCGCCCGCCGTGAGCAACGAGGCCCCTGGGTGCTGGTCATACAGGTGGAAGGCCTCGGCTGCACCGCCGGCGTTGAAGCGGATGCCGCCCGACATCAGCGGCTCATCCATCTTGTTGCCCGGGTTGCCTACGCGGTCTGCCTCCAACAACTGCAGACGCAGCCGATAGGGATTTGTGGGGGTAGGCTTAGCGTCAGGCATCAGCGTGAAGCAGTCGCCACTTTCCAGCGTGCCACGCAGCACCAGGCCCTGCTGCTCGTAGAAGTCGAGCATGTTGCAAATGTCCGACTCTTTGCTGTCGGCGAACAGGCTGAATTCGGCCTGGACATTGCGCTTCCACTTGGCGCCCCGCTCGCTGCTCCAGCCCAGGATGTGCAAGTTGGGCTGCGCGCTCAAGGCCAGGCCAGTGCCGACGACGCGGTCGATGTTGGTGTTGATGGCGCCCACGGCAATCGGGCTCGTGCGCGCGAGGTCGCGCGACTGGCCGCGCTGGACAGGCAACTGGCTGACGGTGTCAGCGCGGGCATCACGGGCCCGGGGCGCCCACCAGCGGCCGCCGGGTGCCTGCCCGGTACCGGCGTCGGATGCATTCGCTTGCACCGTATGGGCCAGACTGCGCATTTCAGACAACGCATGTGCCTGCAACTGGCCTTTGACGTTTTGAAGCGCGCGCGCCTGAGCACCCGCAAACGCTTTGCGGCTTTTTGATTTGCTCATGGGTTAGACGGGGCGGATGTAGCGCACGCGGCGAGCACCGCTGGCAGCGGCTTGCAGCTGGTTGATCTGGCTGTTGAGCTTGGTGATTTCGTCACGCACATCGGCCAGGTCGGCGCGGCGGGTGCGTCGGGCCGATGAGCCCTGCCCGATCGTGTATTCCTGCGACTGCAGGATGCGGGCCTCGGCATCCAGGTAGCTGGCCCGGCGGGTGATGAGTTCTTGTAGGGTCATGAGTACCTTTTCGTCAAGGCATCAAGCGCCTTGGAAAATTCGTTGCGGAAGTGCTTGTCAGCCACGCGTTCGACGACGCCGGCAAAATCCAGGCGTGAACGGTATTGCGGCTGGGCTTGGGTAAAAATGAAAAGCGGCGTGACTTTGCGGGCTTTGCCCTTGCCGCTGCGCTCCCAGATGCCGCGCGTCTTGCCGATCTGGCCGGCAAAGATGCCGCTGCCTTTGGCGCCCCGGGCTTTCTTGCCGCCTGGTTTTTCCACTGAAGCCAGGATGCTGCGCACGCGCGCGCCAGGCACATTGCCAAAAGCGTCGAGCTTCATATCGTGCGACGGTACGACCCGCTCGCCACTGCGCAGGATGCCGGCATAGCGCAAGGCCTTTTCCATACCCTTCTGGCCGCGCCCCCCGCCTTCGACTTCAGGCTGAAGGAATTTTTCAGGCACCACGCCGGTACCGGCCGTGTCTTTGACCATCACACGCGCCGACAGCGTGAATGCGGTGGATGGCTTCACAAACAGGCTGTTGAGCGTGTACGGCGTGGGCCGGTCGAACACACGACGCATCTCGGCAGGAAGATCCTCCTTGGCGGCGCGCTGCGCAGTGCGTGTCAGGGCGGTGCTGACGGCATAGGGCAACACGCGCGCAGGCACATCCCGCACTTCTCGAATCATCTGGGCGATGGAGCCTGTATTGGTGATGTTGAGCATGTGGGCGAACCGTTCGGCCAAAGAAAAGGCCCCGGCCGCTGGTTGCACAGCGAGCGGGGCCTGTTTTCAGGGCCAAAAAGTGGGGAATTTGCGGGTTTTTGGTGCTTTTTGAAGAATTTTTATGGCAGTCGCAGCTTGGGGACTTACCTGTATTGGTGCCAAATATAGGGCAAAGTGTCAGGTACTGACCAGCTCTAAATTGTCAGGTCTGGAGCTGACAATTTAGAGCTTGACGCTTTCAATAAAACTAATATCGAACCTTCAGAAGGTCATGCCATCAAGAATTTTAGTTTCCTGTTCATTGGCATAACAGACCGCGATCTTTTCACCGGCATAGGCACCGTAACTATTTTTTCCGTTTATTTTGGCGTAGTAAGTTACGACAACCGTGGGTACGTCTCGAATACGTTCAACAGCGAACTTGCCGCGAGTGACACTCAAAATTTTTAAGCTATCGCGGTCTTTCCAACTGGGCACTATTCGAAGCCATTCCGAACAAGCGGCTTTCATGGCCTCCACGCGCTCAGGAGACACAGGCGTTGTCGGTGGCTGAAAAACCCCAGGGGCCTTAATCACTTTGGCATCTTCGCCGCATGGCACCTGACTGAAAGTATTTCCGCATTGGTAAAGGTGCTGAGCCTGGACGTGGGACAGTAAAGCACCCAGCACGATGACGGTCAAAATATTACGCACTCCATGCCCTTATGTTTCTTTTGTAACAGTATAGGGTCCACTCATGCTGTCAAATCATTGACGAGTCAGCCCTTCGCGAATCGCCCGCTTGGCAAGCGTTGCCTGGTGCGCGCGCTGGTGGTCGTCAGCGATCGCTCCAGCGGCATTCCACACTCGGACGCGAAATCCCGCCAACAGCGCGTAGAAGTGCTGGCGCGAAATGCCCAGTACATCGGCTGCACGCTTGATCGGCTTGACGCGCAGCACGTAATACGCATCAAATACTTGGCGGTCCAGTGAATCGGAGGGCTGGCAGGTGTATGCAATATGAAACGCCGCCATTTCTGCGCTGCAGATGCCGTCAACCGGAACCATGGGGCGCGTGCTGCTGCCGGACAGGCGGCCCAGCACTGTGCCGCTGACGGGGGCGGGTCCGTATAGACGGCGGGTACGAGACCACGACACCCACTGCTCGCACAAGATGTCCAGATTGCGGTCCTGGTCGGACGCTTCACGCACCTTGTCGTCATAGTCATCAGGCGCAGCGGCCGCAAGCTGGCCGATAGAGGCAGTGATCTGGCAGGCGGTCATGAAATTCCTTTGCTATAGGTTCGGCGGCGCTGAGGCGCCTGTGCGGGAGCTGGATATAGGGAAACGTAAGCGGCCACTGGCTCAGGGTCGGAGACAGTGCATGCGCCTGCACTGTCAGCAGCTGGTGCGAAATCACCAGGCACTGCACTGGCTGGTTCGGTCTCAGGCTCGGGGTCCGGGAGCACAGCAGCAGTGGGCGGTGTTGGCGCTGGTGTGGCGAAGAGGTCCGGCGTCAAGTCCTTGGGAATGAGCTTGGCGCGCAGCCGCGCCCAATCGTTGGCAGACCATTTGTGCAGCTCCAGGCGGTGCGCCATCGCCAGGTTGTAGACCGACAAGTCCAGCACTTCGTTGCGGGCACCGTTGGGCTTGAGCCATTTGTAGATGGCATGGCCACCTTTGTATGTCAGCACCTTGCGCTCAGCCAGCAGCTGCTCGAACCACTCCATGGGCAGCTTGTCGTGAAAGTGCAAGGCGCCCGGTCCCTCAGTGAGGTCGATGCGCGAGAAAATCCACTCCTTGGCCGTGTCGGTGCCGATGGTCCAGAGTTCGGCGCCGCCGGTCACCTTCTTGCCGTTCCAGTCCACGTCCTGCAGCGTCGGGGTGCCGCTGATAATTGGTCGGTTCGGCCTGGTGGCGCCTTTGATGATGTGGCAGGCCAGACTCTTACGCGGCACGCCGTAGTTGTAGACAGTCTGCGAATCGTCGCCCGAGTCCACGGCGTAGGCGCTGATGTAGATCAGGGCGCCGCTGGCGTGAACGATCGGCGTGCGGCGGATCTCGTCGAGCTTGGCCCACACGCTGCCCGGCTGGTCGTGCGGCACCGATGTCCGGCCGGGAATCACGATGTGGTCGATCACCCAGCGCTCCAGGCCTGGGCCGAACGCCTCAAGCTGCACTTCCAATCTATTCTCCTGCTTGTCCACCGACGCGGTGAGCAC